ATGTAGTAATTGATCTTGCATTAGTTTCTTGTGTTACTAACTCTGGGTTCAGTAACAGGAAGTTGATACATCTAGTATCAATTCCTGCACCTTCTGCCCATTGTGCCCATACATTAACATCAAACTTCAAGTTAGCGGTTACATATCTGGTCTTCTGAGCTGAATCAATGCTATTAACCATATAATCTCCGTTGTCTGGGTTTGCTGTCAAAATTATGTGCCAGTCCTTTGGTAGTGTCCATGAGATATAAGTCTGACGGTCTATCAATTCCATAACCGCTTGAATAAATCTTGTATCTGCACGGTTCCAGTCATCTAACAATAATATACCACCATCTTTCTTGTCTGCAATCCACTCTGGTGCACAGTAAGACATTCTATTCTTACCAGTCATCTTGTATCCATTCTTCAGATACTCCTGTACAGCAAGTTCATCTACCCATTGCCCTACCTTTTTGGTAACAGTTGTGTTTAGATTTGCTAAGCTAGAACCTGCAGCTCTCTGTGTTGCAGTAACCATTGCTAATTCATTATTAGGTTTGGTTATTACTTTTTCTTTATACATTTGAAATTGTCTAACAGGAAAACCTACTAAGTCACCTAACTCTTCTATCTGTGCTAAATTAAGCTTGACATAGTTTAGGTTATTTTCTTTAGCTAGCTCTACTACAGTTGAAGTCTTACCAATACCTGACTCACCTACAATCTCTACAGATACAGAGTTCTTACCTTCTTCTTGTAAGAATCTGTTGTTAGATATAATATGATTTACAAATCCTTTTAGTTCTGTTACATTTAAATTTACTTCTGCCATTTTTATTTTATTAATTAAGTTGAATTTTCTTTCCTGGTAACTCTTCATTTATACTACAGTTTGAACTGTGTACCCATAACGTATTGTTTGGACAGTCATCTGGAGTATAAGCCTCACCATCTGTTAAATATATTAGAGCAGTATATGCTCCTTTTTTCTCATTATAATGATCTATTACTGGTTGGAAACTTGTTCCACCACGACCATGTATTTCCCAATCTTTTTTTGGATTGAATTCTTTTACACTATTTAATCTAGTATCACACTGTGCTACTGTAATCTTATGACCCGTCTTATGCATATGCACAAGCTCAGAATAAAATTCTTTAAGTTCATCATTGTTTACAGATCCGCTTGTGTCAACACCAACAAGTATATGATTCTTGAATTTTATCTTTAGGCCTGGATTTGCAGCATAACGTTTATTATACTTACGTCTTAGCTTTTTAGTATATACAATACTTGAATTACCAATAAACCTTCTTAGATATGCTTTCCAATTAAACTTAGGAGGTTCTATATTTAATAATCTTTTAATAAGATCTTTTAACTCCCCTGGTATATTCCCTTGCTTTTTTACTGTTTGCTCTGCTGACTCCTTAAGTTGATGTTCCACCTGCTTTTGTATTAGCTTTTTATCTGCTTCTGACAAATCATCAAACTCATTCCATGTACCATGACAATACTGTGATGTACCATCCATTTGATCCATTAGACTGTCTAGAGATGGAGATGTTCCTTGATCTTTGGCTTCTTCTAATAACTTATAGTATTCTTTTGTACCTGCTTTCTTGGGTAAATCTAACTCAGGAAAACTTGACAATAATAAACCACCTTCAGGTAATTTACTTTCCAGTATGTACTGGTTGATTTCTAAATCTGCAGCTATATTAAATAATTTATGATCTGCATATAGATCTCTCATAATTAAATGACCAAATGCAATATGCAATAGCTCATGTTTAATTAATCCAAACCTATGATCTTCACTTAGATTTATAAAAAATTCAGGGTTTATTGTCAATTGTACACCTATTCCATGCTTGCTTACACCAGCAGTGGGTATGTTCTCAGTATATTTCTTATTTATACCAATCAAAAAAAGCCCGTAAAAGGGCTCTGTGAATATTAATGTTTTGGTTGTCCTTGCAACCTTATCTTGTACTATCATTTGTATATTAATTTTACGTAACTTTTATACAGATTTGCAGCTGTTACATTATCATCTATTAGTTTAATTATATGATCAGATAATAATTCTTTCCACGGGTATGATACACCAATGGATTTGTAGAATAGTTTTCTATTATCAAAGAGCAATGCTTTAGCAATTAATCTATTGATAATATTTCTATCTGCAATATCTATGTTTTTATATAGTTCAAGTCCTAGAACAACATCATCCTTGTCCTGACTCTTTATCATTTGTATTATCCGTAATAGTTCTTGGGCTGTGATTATTGTCATCTTCTAGTATTTCAATCCATACTCCCGGATTAGATTTATTATAGGTATATTTCTGGAACACTGGAATTATAAATTCAGCGTTATCATCTTCTATCCATCCGGCCTTAACCATATCATCTTGCACAGTCTGTGCAGGATTAATATAGTCAAATTTATGACGTGTCCCCCTAATAAACTCAAAAGATATATGAACAGGTAATGTTTTTTTTGCTAATTCTTTCTTAAATTCATCAGCATATTCAGCATAATACTTCTTTGCTATCTTTCTATAGTTAACTACAGCTTTGCTAGCAATAAAGTATTTTCCTGTCCATCTTCTACCATTTTTACTACTTGGTACAGATCCTGGTATAAACCATTTCATATTTATTTATTTAGTATCTCTTTAAGTAAAGGCTTCAGAACTTTATGCACATGATTAACACCATGAGTATTTATTGCATCTGAAATATCTTTACATACTGGTAATGATAACCCATCAATCTTATAAACTTCTTTATATTTATTAATTGCATTTCTGCCTGCGTCATCATTATCAAAGAGTGTTATTATTTTTTTATACTTCTTCTTTAATATTGTTATTATATGTGGTTTAATCATAGTGTTTTCACTATCTGGTGCTAACACTTCTATATTATACCCTATACCCTTTAAAGACATAGCATCTTTAAGTGAAGAACATATAACAAGATACGGCTTATTATACTTAAGCTGATCTATACCCTGCAGGTAGCTTTTAACTTTATGAAACTTATGTTTTTTACTACGTGGTTGATATATTTTATATACCTCCCCGTTCTTATCAAAGTATCCATAACACCATTTGCTTCCTACTTGTAAACTTCTATACTGAGATCCTTCTTGTTTAACCATAGTATAATAGTCAATTGGCTTTACATTATAGTTATCTAATATTGTTTTACCAATACCAAATCCCAACCAAAATTTTCTATCTTCTATAGTCCAACCTCTATGTTTTATATAATCTATTGTCCATTTAGCTACAGGTTCAAACTGCTGTTCTTTATAATCAGGAGACTTAATGTATACATTATAGTCACTAACTATTTTATTCATTGCATCAGTATATGATACATCAAACATAAACATAACTAGGTCAGCTTTATTACCCATCTTACCAGTTGAGAAATCTTTAAATTTATATTGCATAAGTGATTTATCTACATAAATGCAAAAACTTGCTGTTCTCTCATTAGGATTAAAGATTGATTTAATCTTTATATCCTGGCCTGTTAAGGGTTCTGATAGATTTAAATAATGCTGAAACACCCAATAGCTTGGTACATCTGATCCTTCTCTGACTAAACCTTTTGTATTAAACATTATCTAGCATTATCAACTTCCCACATCCATTCAAAGTCTGGTTCATTTTCTTCCATATTTATAGTATTAAAGTAAATCAAGGAGGGAGAAAATCCTTAGTAAACCCCCTCCTATCATTACAAACAAAAACAAATTATAGATCAAAATCATCACCCTTTGCTCCTACTGGCTCAAAGTTTTGTGCTGGTGTGTTTTCTTTCTGTAATTTTCTTAAGTGATTAGTATTATTAGCATCAAACGTTAAAAGTCTTGAATTTTCTTTATTCAATTCTTCTAATGGAATGCCATCTTTGCTCATTCTTGGTAAGAATAAATCATAGTTTACATAACCTTCTTTATTTTCCCATTCACGCCCACCAATACATGCGTTAAAGTACTCACTGTTTGAGAATAATTTGTTACACTCAATCATAAATACCTCAATAGTATTAGCTTCTATCTTGTCAAGCTCTTCTCTTTTATTAAGAACTTCACTTAGATATACCATACTTTTTAGTACTTCTGTATCTCTATTTATTTCTCTACCGCTTGGTAACGTTGCATCTTTATATGGATATGGTGAGAATCTAACTCTACCTACTTGACCTTCATAACGTGGTCCATTAGGATTATTCATATCTTTTAAGAAACCATTGAACTCACCCTGTACTGGCTCACTCTCTACATGTAAAACAATATTGTATGCATCTGCATCATATGGTGTTACATCAAATGTTATAGAATTAATTTTTACTTTTTGATTACCTACACCAATAACTGGTTTTACGTTGCCTGAACCTGCAGACATGTCTTTAGTACTTAACATAATTTTTCTTTTTTTTTAATTAATTTATTATTCTTCATATTTCTGTATGCACTCTTTTACATACTTCAGGTCATTAGGGATAAATAAATCCTCAAACATACCCATTGGTGATTTACATGTGTTCTCTCCATTGTTTTGAGTTTCAAAACCATATACAAGTCCACCATCATCATTTTTATTTACTTTACCAAATAGTACAATAGAAAATAAGCCTTCCAAAGTTAATGTATTATCTATCATTTTACCAATAGTTTTAGCTTTAACTTTTCTATTACCGTTTATATCTGTTGAATCTTCTGAGTGAGTTAAGAATATAATAGTTAAATCATCTCTCATATCTTTAGGCATCTTTGCTACCATAGCTAAGTTTGCTGCTATTTGAGTGAATTTATCATAACCTTTTTCATTTGCTCTTTCAAAGTATTCAAATGAACTCATGTACTGCCAGTCATCTATAACTAATGTTTTGATATGTGGCATCTTTTCATCAACATGCTTCATTGCTTTAATTATACCTGCAGCTGATGCAGCTGAAGTAATGTTACCTTTTGGATTCTCTTTGCTAATTTGAATATACTTACTCTTATAGCCTTTGAATGGTAAAGGTTTGTTTGCAATATTTATAATGAAAGTCTCTTTAGGATCTAATGTTCTGATTGAGGTTGACTTTCCTGTACCTGAATCTGCAATTACTAATACGCTTTGTGCCATATTTATTTAATTAATTTATTTATTACTTTAGTTAACGTTATCAATGTTTGGTTTATTTCTTCTAGCTTTTCTATCAAAGGATCCACAACTTTTGCATCTGGATTAGGGATATCAGGATTAGACCAGTCAATTTTTGTAGCCTTACCTATTATCTTAAGACCATCTGCATTAGTTCTAGCTGTAACATCATTAATTACTTTGAGCTCACTTACTGGAATCAAATGTCTTTGAAATCCTGAGCTTGAAGTTATAAGTTCATACTCATCTTTCCAATGCGGATTATACTTATGTAAATACAATGTTCTTTTAGGATCTTCTGAGTCATAGTCTATACTTACAAACTCAGTGTATATATCTTTATCCTTTTCCAATTCACTTGGAAAGAATGAAACATATAATTCATCTTTACCTGATGGACGGTATGCCATCTTTGGTATGTATAGTGCATTTATCTTACCTTCTGTCTGAAAGTAATCTTCATGCTCTTCTCTTAATTTGAGGACTTTTGCTTTGCGTTCTGCAGGTGTTAATCCCATGTTCTTATTTTTTATATTTTTAGTATTCATTTTATTTTAAATGGTGCGTATGATAGTTGGGGAGCAGTGGTTGGGTGTGCAGGTTATCTACGTTCTTGTTGACCTGGTGTGGCCATTTCTTCTATCTGCATCTGTTCAAACTTTGCTCTAAAGAAACTCATTCTTGCATCACCGTTTCTTGCTTTTAAGAAGTGTAATACTAATGTTCTATCATTCTCTATTATATATCTATCAGGTCCATAGAACCTAATCTTTTGTTTAGCGGGTCTATTAATACCTATTAACATATCTGCATGTTGAAGCATTGCATCTGATCCAAATATGTCTGACTCAAGTATATAGTTACCGTACTTACCATCTATAGCCCTATCCGGGTTATCTATGTTTCTATTAAGTTGTGACAAGGCAATAAATAAACAAGGATAATCTCTTTTACATTGTGTAAAGAATTCACCTAATTCAAATAGCATATCTAATGTGCTATTCTGATATGGTGCTCTCTTGACTAACATTGTATGGTCAAGTGTTATCATTGTATTAATACCTTTATGTTTATTCATATACTGATCTATCTGATCACGCATCTGATTAACAGTCATAGGTGTACTAATTATATCTACTGGATGCTTTACTCTTTCTTTAGCATACTGATGACACGTGTTCAGTGTATCTGTACTTAGAGTAGACCCAGCACTACATAACTCTTTATAAGTTTTACCAGTAATAGAACTAAATTCTCTAATAGCAGATGTTCTACCTACCATCTCAAACTGAAACTCTAATACTCTAAACTTATCATTTGGATTAAGGGCAAACGATTCTCTAATGATCTGGTCTTTAATTAATGTCTTACCTGAACCAGGTCTTCCACCAATTACAGTGAGTGTGTTCCACTCTATACCATCAGTAGCTGCATCATTGAACTTAGGCCATGGAGTATATATAGATTTTTCCTCACCGGTAGATCTAGCGTACATATATTTAAGTGCTTCATTAAAAGCAGCATATTGTCCAACCCAAGATTCTTTCTTTTTCATACAACTTTTTCTTTAAAGTGATCATCTTCTGTATTGATCCCTTCTATTATTAAATCACAGTAGTCAGCAAGTCTTGAATGCTTTACTTTGTGCTTGTCTTGCTTTGATATAAAGTATTGACTTGTTTGCATATACAAATAGTCAGCATCTCTATACTCATTAACATACATTTTAGTAGCCTTCATAACATCATCCCATGTGTAATCATAAGTTTCAAAGAACCATCTAAAGTTTTCTCCCAATGCTTTTACGTTATTACGTGCAGGATTACCGCTTGGTAATCTTTTAGCAGGGAATATTTCTCTATATGAATTAATCTTGTCAACAAAGTTCTTACCCATTAGTTGGATATCTGTTTTCTTTTTGGCCTTTATAAAATAATTATCTAGTCTAATACAGAACATTCTTGCTTCTGGAGACATTGTATATGTACCATTCTCTTTTACTATCAAACCTAAATCAACAAGAGCTTTTTTATCTGACTCTTCTATTGACGCTAAGCCAACTTTTTGTTTCATTGAAAATAGTATAAGTGCTTGATTGGGTGTTAGCTTTTGAGCTAATATCTTTTGGAATAGTTCCCACATATGTGCTTGGTTTTAAAGGTTATAAAGATACAAAATTCTACCATTCTATCCTATCTTTTTCAAGGTATTCTAGCTTTTCATTTACTAAATTAAATACATCCTTACAGTCCCATTCACCACCTCTATATGCAGCTGATGCTGGGTGACTTACATAAATCTTTCTAACGTTATCCAACCACGGAGACCATGCTTCTGCTTTCTTACCAAGTAATACAAATATTAGATCTTGGTTATGTCTATTTAGATTATCAAATAGGTATTCAGTAAATGATTTCCATATTGCATAATGAGATCCTATTTTGTTTACTTCACATGTAAATGCTGTATTAATTAATAATACACCCTGGTTAGCCCAACGTCTTAGATCACATTCTTCTGGTGTATACATAACTCTACCTGTGTCAGTGTAATTACCAATAGTTTGCTTTAGTATATATTGTAAAGACTTTTCTGCTTTACCTTTTTTACTACAGCTAAATGCTATACCATCCGCAACTCCTAACTGTGGGTATGGATCTTGGCCTACCATTACAACTTTTACTTTATCATATGGACACTCATAGAATGCATTGAATATGTCTTTGAACTTTGGTGTAAATCTTCTACCTGCATTTACATTATTTACAAGCTCATTTACTATATGATCAAAGCTAAGACCATTTATATATGGAGATAGCATTGTATCCCAACCGCTTTCTATTAATTTTTTATTTAAATTTTCTCTAAGATTTATTATGTCTACTTGAACTTTTTCCATAAATTATATTATATTTGTATTCTAAATTAATTAATATGTCTGAATCTTTACAAACTTATTCTACTTATGATCACTCAAAGGTTATTAAAAATATTGAGTGTTCTACTGTTTACATTACTTCACTCCAAAATATTATTACAAATGATATTTTAGAAAGTGACTATGCAGATAATATTGCATACACCTTTAAAAAATTTGAAAAGATAGTTGATGTTGCAACCAGAAAAAATAATGGTGAAGATGTATCTGAGGATGATATAAAAAATCTTCCTAAGCTTGATCAATTTGAGTCAAGAATATACACTTTGTTTTCTCTACTACAAGAGCTAAAATATAAAGCACAGAAACAAGGTCTTGAACAGAAGACTGAAACTTCTGCAACTAAAGATGAACTTAGAGAGGTTGCTGAGATGATGAAGAGAGGAGAAGATATAACTGAGAAGTTCAAGGATCTTCAATCTAAATTAAAAGTTGTAAAGTAATGCCTAAGAAAAGAAAACTTAATAGTAAAAATCCTAAGTACTTACCTAAAGATGCTATTAAAGAACCTGCTGTATTAGAAAAGAGATTAATTAATCCTAAAGCAAAGCATAAAGCTTATGCTGTTTTCTTATCATCTTAACTGCATACCACCAAAATCTCCTATTTCCATAGCAGCTTGTATAGCCAAGTTTAGTTCTTCTTTATCACATTTAGCAAAGGACTTACAGTATTCTACATTGTTTCTCATAAAACATAAACCCGCTCTACGCTTGACTTGTAGTTTAACCTCTTCAAATGTATGACCTATTTCATTTGCTATCTCTCTAATCATAGCATGTATCCTTGCTAGCTGCGGGTTACTACCTTTACCATCATTGACACCAATAAATATATCCAACCTTACACTCTCAGGCTGATCTTTTAAAAAGTTTTTAAATTTAATTTCATATGCTTTTATAGGGAAATGTAATTCCCCATCTTTTACACGTGCTTCTACAAACAATTGATCCTTCATACAAGTTGACTTAACATTATTAATATTCCCATTAGGATTATACAAATCATTACAGTCCAAGCAGCAAATTTCTCTGTTGCTTCTACTCTGTGTCTGGATCTACCTTGTCTATACTTAATATCTTCTTCTGTCATTTCTGGTTTCTTAAGATATTCTTTACCGTTATTTGCAAAATGTTTCATAATTATTTATCTAAATATATTGTTACGTTATCCCACTTACCACCTTTCATAGATTCATTAACTAAGAAATCTATTCTGTGTGTCCATCTTTTATTCATTCTATCTTGTACTATCCAATAGCCATCCATTGGACCTGCATTCTCTACACATACACGTGTACCAAATGTATAACCCAAAGCTTCTAAGTCTCTAGATACTGCTATCCATCTATGTCCACCAGGATTATCTTTATCTATAACTTTATTAGATGCTGTAATAAATGGTGTGCTGTCTGTCTGACCAGGAACTGCATGATATATAGTGGCTGTAACTGAAATTTTTAAACCTATTAGTATTGTTAGTATTGTTTTCATATTTTATTGTAGTGTACTACGGACTGAGTAATAGTATTAACTGTTCTGGCAAAATTGCCTTTATACCCAGTCCGTAATAACCTGTTATTCTTCTATTGATTCTAGTATCTCTTCTTCTACAAGTTCTAAGTCCAAGTACTCTTCTTCAATTAAATCTTTCACATCTACATGTACAAGGTGTCCTCTTCTATCTTTCAATGCAACCCATACGTTAGTTATTGTTACTAATGATGGTGATCCGGGATAACCACTACCATCTGCGTAGTAGTCAATAGCCCTTTCTCCTTTGGTATAGTCATATTCCATATCAAGTACTTTACCATTATGATCATATGTATACTCCATTACTTAAATCTTAGAGTATTTTTATCTACAATAACAAACTCTTGGCCACAATCTAGACATTCTACTTCTGTCTCATTATTTATTGTGCTATGTAGCCTTGAATGTGCAAAACAATTAGGACACACATATTTTATACCAACTTCTATATCATTATAACTTGGCTTTCTAAATTTATTAGGGTCACGTTTACTACGTTCATCATCACTGATCCACTCTTCCACGCTAACACGTGCCATGTCTTGTATATATGCATCATGGCTACCTTGGTACTTCTCTTCCATCTGGGCCATAAATATTTCTTTCATTCTTCCCATATCTATTTATTTAAAGGATTATATAATTTAATTTTATTCTCATCAAACGACTTTAATGCTGATTCCACCCATCTTTCATCTTGTGTACCTTTGTAACACAGTATATGACAAGTTGCTGTCTCAGTAGGATTAAGTCTTAGTAATCTACCTATCCTTTGAGCAGTCTTTTTTTCATTGCCATACGCATGCATTATAACACCTTGCTTTAAATTAGGTATTGATACTCCTTCACTCAATTGTAATACACATGATAGTTTACTTATCCTGCCATCAGAGAACAATTCTAAATTATCCTCTGACTTTGGATTCTTTGAATGATAACTATGTTTACATATTCTGTCTGCTTGTGCTTGAGTATTAGCAAAGACAATACATTTACTATCAATGTTTTTAATCATACTCTTTACATAGCTCTCTTTACTTGTATAATCCATCAAAGCTCTCATTCTCATTATCCTTGCAAACTGAATTTGCTTTTGAGTTTGAGCATCTGCTAATCTAGATGTTACATAGTTATAATCTTTATATTCTGATGTCCACCAGTGTCCACCATTCTTATTTTTCTTTTTAAGTGCTGGTAACTTGGACAGTTCTAATTGATGTACAATTATCTTGTAATCATTTAATATTTTTGAATCAGTAGCTTTGTCTACATCAAAACTATATCTAATAGGACAGTACTTCTGTACTAATTTACCCTTATCTGACTGCTTATTTCTTGGTGGTGTACCTGTTAGTCCTAATATCTTACCTTGAAACTGTGATAAGAATACTTCATGGCCTGGTAATATAGAGTGACACTCATCTAGATAAACTATATCATAATCATTTGGATTATGTTTCTTGAGTGATAAATAAGTAGTAAATGTAATATGATCTTCTAAGGTATTGTTATTCATATTATCTAATTCATCATACCAAGACTTCATTACTGAGGTTTTTGGTATTACTACTAAAACATTTATAAATGGATTAAAATTCTTTAATAAATGATTAATTGCAATTCTAGTTTTACCAACACCCATTGATATCCCTAGACCACATCTTTTATGTTGCATTGCTATTGCTAATGCATCTGCTTGGACTATATCTCTACTATTCATAATATAACTTTTAATATATTAGACCATATTAGGTATGTGATTAATAATATTAGTAACCATACCCACGGTTTAATATTGAAATTCTTTTTCATATTGTTTATTTAGATCTTGGTATTGAGTAACCTAATTCAATTGCTTCTGCAGGATGTTCTTCTATCCACATATGGCAATTTCTACAAACAGGTAGCCACGTGTTTACATCTAAATGATGTAAACCACGGCCCTGTTTATGATGGACATCTGTTGCGTGTAAACTACACTTGTGTATCTTAGCATGACATACTGGATGATCCATTAAATACTTCCTACGCAATTTTGCATATGAAGCATTAGTCTTTGACATTTTCTTAGAGTATTTCTTAATTGCCATTTGATTTTATAGTAAAGTAATTCCTTGGTAATAGACCTAGTGACATAAACTTTAGTATAACATCTTCATAGTTAATACCTAACTCTTTGAAAGTCATAGTGTTAGTGTAATCATCTAACACTTCTTCTGGTGGAAATGAAGCTATGTATTGAGCCAATGAAGAATGCTTAAAAGTTGTACTAAGATAATGATTTATTTTCTTATTACAAAGCATTTGCTTCCATGCATTGAGCTCTTTCTGTGCTCTTTTCCATACCCTTGTTATTCTACGTTTCTTGTCCCAATGAAGTTTTCTAACTTCTTCAGGTTTATAAACCTTTAATCCATGTAGTACACGTTTAAATAAAAAATGTTGATAAGGATTAAGTTTAGAATATTGAAATGAATTGATGATTGATGGTGGGTGTAATTGATATTCATCATATAGACCCAAATATTGGTAGCGTTCTACACGCTTACTAAGCTTGGATTCAGCCTCACTTAGTTTTAGTTGTTGTAGTTGTTCCTGTGATAGCATACTTGTTTAGGTTTTAGTTATAGATTATGTTAAGTAATATAAAATTAGCTCAGCCTGGTAGGTAATGAATTACCGTACACCCCAGGATTCTGAGCTAATCTTATGATTTATAGTTTATTAAAGAGTAAAATCTTCAACAACTTCTTCTACATTATCTGTAACTTCAACCACATCTTCTACTTCATCTACTTTCTCTTCAGATTCTAAACCAAATGCTTCAGCAGGCTTAACTTCTTTGTTAATCTTTGCTGTTGTAGCAGTTCCATTTGCTAATCTGATTTCTTCTCCGTTATCATGTGCTATCAATACATCTTCAACAGTTGCATCTGAACTATAAGATGTTTTCCTATAAATAGGTTCTCCATCTACTGAACAAACAACACCCGTTTGACCTGCCATTTTTAAATGTTGGTTAGGGTTTTCATTGTTAAATGGATTTAATTTCTCTGTGATAACAATTCTACCTGATAATTTCTCACCGGCAGTCCATTCTAAAGCTTCTAATGCTTCTATTTTACCACCAATAATAGCACTTAATGGTACATAGTCAACAAAGCTGTTAGAGTTAATCATAACTCTCTTTTGAGTTACTCTGATAAAGCCAAATTCTGGTTTGTTTTTAGATTGACGGACAACATTACCCATCTCATCCGCTTCAACGGTTACTTGATTTTTCTTTTGCATTTTTAATAAAATTTAAGTGTGAATAAAATAATTGTTGATGATTAGATATCATCTGAATGGAAATACGGATCATCTAATTTCTCAAAAGAAGTTACTTCATCCAATGCCGGTTCATTCTCAAGAATCATTTCATTCTCTACAAATGTTGGTACTGAATTGCGTTTATAACTACTATTGTAAAATGGATCACCCACTTCCTTTGTATACGCTGAACTTAGACCATTAAGGTCATTATACTCATCATCTGAGAGAGATAAGTACTGTTCAACTGAACATTCTATTATACGTCCATTAGGAAGTTGTATTATCATTATCTTAAATTATTATTGTAAAGATAATAATATAACTCTTCCTGTATCAGTATAATTAAATGAATTTAGGCTTTATGCCAAATTATATTGCATATATATAGCTAACGTTTTAGACTATATGTATCTTTCTACCAACTCTTTTTATGTATTGGTAGTGTTTTAGCTCTTTAATCCATCTATGTATGCTAGATTGACTTGAGCCAAGGTCATCTGCTAATCTACTTATAGATGGAAAGCAGGTTCTCTCTTTATTAGAGTAACATGCCAGCAAACTATATAGTGCTTTAGACTGAACAGATAAATTTATATCTGTAATGACCTTATGTGATACTATGCCAAATCTATTTAAAGTCTTGTGCATGATCTTTTAATAATATAAGCATTGCCATACCTTCATCCTTTTCTTTCTGTAGAACAGGGTCATTTAGGGCATACTTATTATTCATATATTGTGCAAAGCTATCAGCATAATGTTTTCTTATGCTATTGTAGTTCTTTTGCTCATTTTGAATTAACTGTATAGATAATTTAGGTGCCATATTACTTTTCTTTTTTAAAATACTTAATTGATTTCTTATCTACCTTATGTAAATGCATAGGATTAAAGGTATCTTCTACATATTTTATCTGGTGCTTATCATCATGATATAGTAGATTAACTTTTATTCTACTATAAAACGGATTAAACACTGAACTGGTGGACCATGATTCATCATCTACTACTTGACCATATACTTTGCCATCACTTGGTAACAAACCCATTTCTTTTAGATAATCAGGTTCATACTCTTGGTTAACATGGAATGATTTAGGTTTTACTATTACATAATCACCTACTTTGACAGGCTTATACTCTTCTTCTATCATCATAAGATGCACTATACACTCTATGTGGTGTGAGCTTAACTCTCTAAGTAGTATATCTTTTATGTGATCTGCGTTATGAGCATAGTTTACATTATCATTATCTATTAATTCCTTGAATATATTATGTATTATTATTTTATGTACTTCATATGTATCTGCCATATTCTTTTATTTTTTATATAAGTGGTTAATAGTTGGGGAGCAGAAAACTCCTTAATTAAAAAATCAGCTACAGACTCCCTAAAACAAGTATGAGAAAAGGGAGAATGTAGTTCTGATTCTTTGGTGACCACTCAATCAACCATTAGCTTTTACGACAGGGCCATTATGTTAGTTATTATATAAACATAATAATACTGGTATTGTTAGTGTGTCACCGGTGATAGTTATTTTATAAATCTTCTTAGTTGTCCAGGTGTGAATGTGTACTCTGGTGTGATGATATAATTTAAATCATCAAGTGAGAACCATACATCTCTGGTAAGAGGATTCATAACAATCTGTTGTTCTTGTGCTGGCATAAAGCTCTGTGCTAGCATAAATATCTTATGGCCATTCTCATTTACAGCCATATCAACAACAGTCATAGCGTGTCCTGGATATCCGCCTTGGATAAATATATCTCCTGGCTCCATTTCAAACATGGATATTGCATAGGTATCATCACCTTCTAGTGATGCTGTACCTGCATAGTTCCATATTAGGTCTAACCATTGTCTGAAAGTCTTACAACTATCTTCTCTTGGTTGCCCTATTTTTCTGATGAGGTCTCTACCCCCATTCATTTCTACATAATTATAACCTTGTAAATAATCCAAATAGCTTGACTCTATACCATTAGTGAAGGTATAGGTCAATCTATCCAGAAACCCATTGCTATAATTATATGATGCTCTAAGATATATAGCTGCATCTGCACAATGATGTAGGTCTCTGTCACCTATTTCATAGTCAAATACTGCTACATATATATCTCTGCTATCTTTCAGCGTACCATCATAGTACATAACCTGATTATTCCTTTTCAAAGGATGGGCTATTAACCATTCTGAGTAAGCGTCTTTTGCAAATCTTTCATATCCATCATAAGGTTTGAACGTATTTTCTATTGTTCTGTTACCTTTATAGGATTGACTTGATGCTACAAGAGCACAAAGCATTAATGCTAATGTGATCAATTGTAGTCTTAGTACGTTTTTACTATATTTTATATCTCTCATAATTCTAAACTATATTGTGATTTTTTTTTAAACTTTGCATGAACTTCTAATACCATAAACGGTACTATTATTATTGTTTCCAAACCTCTTGGTGTACATTTACATCCGATTGATAAACCTATAATAGGTTCAAATGCAAAATCATGGAAACTAAATGTAGGTAACATGCTTACTTTACGCATCTTTGTGTAATAAAACAGTCCATTCAGCATAGTAAGAAATATCACGGTTATTAATAATATTACTATAGTTCCTGATACAGGGTTATATATCATATAGTAAGATGTAACTATTGGTACGAGGATTGGCAATATAACTACAAATATAGCTTTAATTATTGCTCTAAATAAATTTTTCATAATTGTTTTTGTTTAATGGGTTAATAAAAAGAGGGAAGTTTCCTTCCCCCGATTGAGTGATTAACATCTTGTCATTTTCTGTTTCTTTGCATTCCAACATTTGTTGTACATTTTCTTTTTGTACTTCTGTGTTTTGCAAGTTCTTGAAGAACCACAAGATTGAATAGCTGGTCCTGCAACGAACAGGAACAACAATAGGTAGATAACTCTCTTCATAATTAATTGTTATTATAGATTATTTGATTTATATCAAAGTGTGTACTATGCTGTACTTCTACAACATTATGGTACGATGCTAAGTATCTTAACGAGTCATTAGCAATAAGTTCTGCTTCAAGGTTACTCATTGAAGGAGATCCTAATTCATTACGATGTATAACTAAAGATTCTGCGTTATCACCACTAAAGAAATTGACATTAACATCTTGTTCTCTAGTGAATAGGACTAAGCCTATTTGGTTACGATGCTGAACAAAGAGTTCAGGCTTAAGGATTTTAATTTTCATATACTTGTTATTAAGGGTTATTGCAATATTGCGGGTACTATGCCTATTATCCTATAGAGGAATAGACATATATAACTAGAGTGCTTATCCATATTGGCTGACACTATTTCAGAATAGTCAGTGGTATTGCTTGACTCATTACTCTAGTCATTATGTTAGCTATATATATATTATAAGCAGTAACTAATTTTATTTAGTGGTAAAAGGTGGTTATTTGTGGTAAATGGATGTCACACACAGTGTGCAACGTGCATAATAAATAAAAATAAAGGAGGTAACTATGCATAATTACCTTTTTATTGTAAAACAAAGGAGCAAGGAGGTAACCCCCCTTGCTTTTGCTGTTAAACTGCAAGCTTACCCCAAAATAAGGTAGTGCTTGGCTCTTCTTTCATCTCTCCTGTTTCATTACCGTCTGCATCTTTTACAGGAATACTGTTGATTACAGGCTTATTTAGGTCAATGTCTACCCACTCTACAGGGTCATTCATCTTGTAGCCTTTCTCAAGCTCATCCCAAATAGGGTGATTGATTCTACAGTACTCTTGTGTTTCTCCGTCTTGCATAGACTTAAGGACAAACTTTACATCAGGTGTTGATGTTTGAGACACTTTTCTTGGGCCTATGCCCGGAATGTTAATCTCTTTCACAGTTGTTACAATTGGTTTAGTAGTCAATTGTAGAGTTGCTTTCCCTGTTTTAGGGTTACGGTTTACTTTATTAAAATATAGCATAATTAAGGATTTTAAGTTATATACACGGCTTATATGTATATTAAATTGTTTAAGAGTAATAGCCTACTCATTTATTAGTTGGGGAGCAGAGCGGTTATATACATAGAGCAGATTGCTTATATATACATACACACTTAGTCTTCCGTTGGTAGAGCAGTAGTAGAAATGATTGTAGTTACAATACATAGATAGTACATACTCCTGTGCTTTGTTGTAGTGTAGTCTTTTCTTCTGTGTAGCAGACTTTTTTTATATAGCTACACATTATGTTTGACACCCTGCATTTCTACGGGGGGTGACCACACTTCAAATTTTAGTTGGGGAGCAATCTAATAGAACCTCTTGCACATGCCAAACACACAATTTTTTGGGGGGCAAAAAAAAATTTTACTGGAAGGCGGGGCATATTAGTGAGTCAAACACTTTTATAAAAACTAAAAATTCATTATATTGTTTGTATAGAAGAGTTTCTAACTAAATAAAAAATTATGTCAAACTGGGAAGATAATAATGAGGAACATGAAAATGGTTTGACGGAAATTGAACAAATGCAGATGGATATGGTATTATTAGAAATAGCATATAACAATGCTTATTTAATATTATCTAATCAAATATCATTTGAGGATCTAATGGTTAGTCAATTCAAAAAGGGTGGTGATGCTATAATGGCATTTGATCCTGATGACGGACCAAAACTAGAAGAATTAGAAAATATGATTAATCATTTTATAGGTACAGAAGAATATGAGAAGTGTGCCTTACTTAAGGATGTTATGAATAAAGCGTATCCGGAAACTAAAAATGAAGCGTAATGGCATTAAAAAAATCAAGTAAGAAAAAGAAAAGTACGGTAAATAGTTCAGGAAACTATACTAAACCGGGAATGCGTAAAAGATTATTTAATTCTATCAAAGCTGGAAGCAAAGGTGGTAGACCAGGACAATGGTCAGCACGTAAAGCTCAGATGTTAGCAAAGCGTTACAAGGCTGCTGGTGGAGGATATAAAAGCAAAAAATAATGATTAAAAGGATTATATTAATATTATTTGTATTTTTGTTTATGAGCTGTGGTACATCAAAGCCATCATGGGAAAGAAAAGAATGCTGTAAAGAAGCAAAGGTGACTCAAACTGATCATGCTATTATGGGTATACTTTTTTCTTCATTAATATTATTTTCATTACATACTTTTACAACTAGGTAATGGCAAAAACAAAACAACAAAAAAGTCTAACTAGATGGACTAAACAAAAGTGGAGAACTCCTTCGGGTAAAAAAAGTTCTGAAACTGGAGAAGTATATGCTCCATCAAAGACTATTAAGAAACTTAAATCTACTAAGAAAGGTAGATCTAAGCTTGCAGCTGCTAATAAAAAGAAGAGAGCTGCAACAAAAAAAGGTAAACAACATGCTAGACATGGATTACATAAAGGTAAAAAAAGATAACCATATAAAATAAAAAGATGAGTACAATATTACAAGACATGATGGGCATGTTAAGAAGAAAAGAAGTAGTTACCCCAAAAGCAGAAGACTACGTTACAATTGCTAGATTTGCAAATGTTCAAGAAAGGTTAAAACCTCAACCTAAAGTAATAACAGAATTAGTTACACTAGCTTTGTTAAAATCATTTACTGATCAAAAGTTAAAAGATATATCAGGACTTGGTGTACCAGCCTATGAAGATGATGGAGCAGCAGGAGCTGCAGGACTTCAAAAGGGAAGTTTATGGCAAACAGATGGAACAGGAGATGCACCATTAAATGCAGCAGGGATCTTAATGATTAAACAATAGGCATGGCAAAAAAGAAAGATAGTAGATTGGCTAAAGCAGGAGTCTCTGGGTATAATAAACCTAAGAGAACTCCTAATCATCCTAAGAAATCACACGTAGTGGTTGCTAAAGTAGGAGATAAAGTAAAAACTATACGTTTTGGTCAACAAGGAGTAAAAACTGCAGGCAAACCTAAAGCAGGTGAGTCAGCTAAACAAAAGGCAAGACGTAAGAGTTTCAAAGCTAGACACGGTAAAAATATTGCTAAGGGTAAAATGAGTGCTGCATATTGGGCAGATAAAGTAAAATGGTAAAAAAAATGTATTAAACTTTTTTTATTTAAACTTATTCTATATATTTGTTATTATTAATTTAAATTTATTAAGATGGCAAATAAAACCAAACAAGACCTTTCTGATAAACAACCAGAGTTATCAAAAGAAGAATTATCAAAGCGTAGAGAAGAAATTACAGAATTCTACAAAGATAATATCCCACATTTAGAAATACAAGCTGATTATGAGATGCTACTTGCATCTATTGAAAAGTCAAGAGCAGAGAGAATGCAAGCTCAAATGTTTATGGCACAGCAATATGCTAATCAAAACTCAGTAGATAAAGATTCACCAGAAGCTAAAGCTTTTCAAGAAGCTATGGAACAAGCTCAAGAAAAAGTTAGCCAGTCATGAAACAGTTAAAGATACGGGATCAAGGTCCTGATGTAGTAACATTACAAACTAAATTAGGAATTACAGCAGATGGAATATTTGGACCTAATACAGAAAAACATGTTAAAAGATTCCAATTGGCTCACAATTTACCAGTAGATGGTATTGTTACTAATGATGCATGGGTAATATTACTTAATTTACAAGTAAGTGAGCCAGATGAAATTGATGAGGACAGTGATATATATGCACAGCATTATCTCACCAATTATGATCAAATAATACATAGACATTTTTTACCAAAAGGAGAATACGTTAGAAGAACTAATTGTATTAATGAGTATGTTTTTTTACATCATACTGCAGGAAATGCAAATCCTTATGCATGTATTGATTATTGGGGTAGAGATACTAGAGGTAGAGTAGCTACTGAATTTGTATTAGGTGGACAAAATCATAGAACAGGGAGTGATGAGTATGATGGAATAATGGTTCAAGCATTTCCAGAAGGTAATCAAGGATTTCATTTAGGTAAAACTGGATCAGGTCATATGAACCGTAATTCAGTAGGATTAGAGATATGTAATATGGGTTATTTAACTAATGGTAATTTAACCTATGTTAAAAGCAGATGTATACATTCACAAATTATAGAATTAAAAGAACCTTTTAGAGGGAGCTTACATTGGCACAATTATTCTGAAAATCAAATTAAAGAAACAGAAAAATGGTTAAGGTATATAGGTGAAAGAGATGGTATAGATATTAGATTAGGTTTAAAACAATTTATACAAAAGCATGGCCCTACAAAAGGGTTTGATTTTAATTCTGATGCATATTACGGAAAAGTAAAAGGATTATTAACACATACTAATGTCAGAAAGGATAAAACTGATTGTTATCCACATCCTGATCTTGTAGATATGATAATGAGTTTGTAATATGGCGTTAGTAAATAAAGTAGATTTAAAGTTAAAAGTAGATATAGAGTTATCAATTAAGTATCAAATAGTTACTTATTGTTTTTTTAATAATATACCTATTAGTGCTTCTGATCTAAACTTTTTGAAAGAACTTTCTAAAAAAGATAATATAGAACTAACTAAATTTTGTATAGAGCTTGTAAATTTAAATATTTTTAAAAGTCCACAGTCAGCAAGAAATGCTATTACTAAAGCAGAAAAGAAAAACTTGTTGTTTAAGACTGGAAATAATAAAAAAACTATTTCCATAAATAAAGATATAAATATTCAGAATAAAGGTTTAGTGTTATTAGATTATAAAGTTTTAGGAAGTGAATCCAAAGAGTCATAAAGAGTTTAAAAAAGGTATAGCAGAAAAAGTAGGAGTTCATCCATCAGTAGTAGATGATTTTATTACTTTTTATTATGCTAAATTGAGAAAGTCTTTATCTAATTTAAATTATCCTAGGATTCAAGTTGATGGTTTAGGAACATTTCATATTAGAAAAAAGAGATTAGAACACTCTATTAAGAAAAATAAAAGTATATTAGGTAATCTTAAGAAAAGAACTTATAAAGGTTTTGCACAGAGTGAAAATATTTTGTTTAATATAAACATAATGGAAAAGGCGTTAGAACAATTAGAAAAAGATATAATAAAGAAAAAAAATTTTAAAGATGCCAATAAAGAGTTGGAGTAAATATTTAGATGTTTTTAAAAATGCAGACAAGATTGCAGAAGGTATTAAGAATAATATCTTTAAGAAAGAACATGTAGAAGCTATAGCTCAAGAAAGATTTAAAATATGTATTGCTTGCTCATTATTTGATGCAAGAGGGGACAATTGTATGGCCCCAGGGACTCAACCTTGTTGTTCAGATTGTGGTTGTAGTTTAGCATTTAAAGTTAGATCATTATCATCTGATTGTCCAAAGGCATATTGGGATGCAGTAGCTACAGAAGAACAAGAAGAACAAGTAATGAGTCAAGTAAATAAAAATTTAAAAGATGAATAATTTAATAAACAGTGATACAGATGTTTCAGCTAATTTAGTTGTAATATGGTGTACAACAGATACTTATAATTTAACAACTGAATGTCATGGCAATAAGATTTAAAGAAGAAGGTCATGTATATGAAAGCATAGATCAAGATAAAATTAATTGGTTAAGTGTTACCTCATTTATTGCTAAATTTAAACCTAAGTTTGATAGAGATGGTCAGGCAGTTAAATCATCTAAGAATAAAAGATCTAAATGGTATGGGATGACACCCAAAGAAATTATTTCTGCATGGGATGGGGAAACTGAAAGAGCAATTAAATTAGGTAATTGGTATCATAACCAAAGAGAAACTGATATGTTAGATCTTAAGACTATTGGTAGACATGGTGTTGAGGTTCCAATTATTAAACCATTAGTGGATGATGATGGAATAAAATTAGCACCAGTACAAAAACTAGAAGAAGGTGTATATCCTGAACATTTAGTTTATTTAAAATCATTGGGTTTATGTGGACAAGCAGATTTAGTTGAAGTAGTAAATGGTTACATAAATATAACTGATTATAAGACAAATAAAGAAATTAAAACTAAAGGTTTTACTAATTGGGAAGGAATAACTAATAAAATGTATAGGCCTGTAAATCATTTAGATGATTGTAATTTAAATCATTATAACTTACAACTCAGTATTTATGCGTATATTATTAAAAAGCACAACCCTAAACTTAAGATTGGTAAGCTAACAATACAGCATGTCAAATTTAAGCAGATTGGTGAAGATACTAATGGTTATCCAATTAATGAACATGTTGATGGTGAACCAGTATTAGAAAATATAAAAATGTATGAACTACCATATTTAAAAGATGAAGTAAGATCTATTGTAATGTGGTTAAAAGATAATTCTAAAAATTAAAAACTATGGCTAAAATTCCAATATTTACTCCAGACTTTAGAACATTTACACAAGTATATCCATATATGCAAATGGAAAATGAGTTACCTGCAAGAGATGCTAATAATAAACTACTACCAATGTCATATAATAGAACAGCTGATATATATATTGATGTTACTAAAATACTAAGTGTAGGGAAATTTTTTGATAATCAACTAAATGAATTTTCAAATGAATGTAGAGTTCTTATTATAAGTGGTGTTGCATTACCAATATATGTAACAGAGTCATATGCTTCTATAAAAACAATATTAGATGGAATTGACTGTAATGATTTATGTTCTGACTCATGATAGTAAAATTATTTGATATACAAAACAGTAAGGTAGTTATAACAGAGCATTGTTACACTTTACCATTTCTTAAAAAAATAATGGATGAATATCCAGATACACATATGCAAGTTTATCAATATTTGTTTTATATGACTTGTCCAAATCCTGATTTAAATCCTTTTTTTAATTTACCTGAACATGAAAAAGAAGATATTATAATAGAGGAGATACAGTTAGAAGAATCACCAGAAGATAGTAAAATTAGGTATGCATTAGATATGTGTAAAACAATGTATGAAACACCAACTTACAGAGCATATGTAGGTATTAAAGCTATGTTAGATAGATTGGCTAAATATATGGAGGTAACTCCTATAGAGCATGGTAGAGACGGTAATATGAACTCTATGATTAACGCTGCTGCTAAGTTTGAGCAGATAAGACAGTCATACAAAGGTGCATATACAGATATGAGACAGGAACAAGAAAGCTCTGTACGTGGTGGTGCAGGATTAGCTTATGACCAATTATAAACCAATAATAAAATAATATGAAACAAGTTGTAATACCAGTAGGTAAAAGAATCTTAATTAAACGCAAAGCATCAATAACTAAAACAGCTTCAGGAATTATTATTCCAGAGGTAGCTCAAAAAAAAGAATTTAAAGGAACTGTTGTTGGAATAGGTGCTGAGGTAGAAGAAATAAAAATAGGAGATGAAGTACAATATGCTGATCATGCTATGCCAACTAAAATGGAGCATGAGGGTGTAGAACATTTATTGCTAAATCAGGGTGATGTTTTTGCAATAATTAGATATGAGTAGAATCATACCTACATATGAAGCAGGACAATGGTCTACTACAGAATTTTCTACTGAAGAGGCTTTTCAAGAATTTATATTTAATTTGTTTAAAGAACCAGGAGAATATAAGTTTAATGAAACAGCTTTACTTTTTAATGAACAAGCTAGAATATTTAATGAACAAGGTTTTTATTGTAATAAACCTTTTAGATCAAAAGATTTTACTTCATATTGGGAAGATCAAAAAAATAAATGTAGGACTGGTGTAATATTTAAACATGATGAACATGTATGGTATTTAACTAGAGATTATTACATGTGGTTAAACTTCTTACCAATATTTGATAAAGAAGAAAAACATTACGGATTTGCTAAAGTGCGGGATGCACAATATCATATGGCTTTATATGAGTTATTAGCAGAGCTAAATAATCAACACTCAGCTATACTTAAAAAAAGACAGATAGCATCTTCATACTTCCATATGGGTAAAATTATAAACCAGTATTGGTTTGAAGAAGGATCTATTTGTAAAATAGGAGCTTCACTAAAAGATTATATTAATGACAAGGGATCTTGGAAGTTTTTAGAAGAATACAAAACATTTTTAAATGAGCATACTGCTTGGTATAGACCAAGTAATCCAGAAAAAGTATTATTATGGCAACAGCAGATTGAAGTCAAGGTTAATAATAGAAAAACATCTAGAGGACTTAAATCTAAAATACAAGGTGCATCTTTTGAAAAGAATGCAACAACAGGTGTTGGTGGACCTTGTACTTACTT